GGCGCGCATCGCTGGATGCGCTGCCCCGGCAGCATTGCCGCCGAGCGCGGCCTCCCCGACACGTCCAGCAAGTACGCCGCCGAGGGCACGGCGGCGCACGAGCTGGCGGCCAAGTGCCTCGAGCTGGAGGCCAATGCCGAGGCCGTCATCGGCGACACGCTGACCGTCGACGACTACGACTTCACCGTCACGGCCGACATGGCGCACCACGTCAACGACTACTGCAAGCTCGTGCGTGAGTACGCCGAGGGCGGCCAGTTGCTGGTCGAGCGCCGCGTCGACTTCTCCGAGGCCATCGGCGTGCCGGACAGTACGGGCACGTCGGACGCCATCGTCATTCACCCCGACCGCCTGACCGTCATCGACCTGAAGTACGGCATGGGCGTGAAGGTGGACGCCACGGAGAACGAGCAGCTCCAGCTCTACGCTCTCGGCGCTTTGCACGACTACGGCATGATGGGCGACTTCAACGAGATCGTCATGGTCGTCCACCAGCCGCGCCTCAACCACGTCAGCGAGTGGTCGATCCCGGTCGAGAAGCTGGAGGAGTTCCGCGAGAACGCGCGCCTTGCGGCGATCGAGGCGCTCGACCACAGCAGCCCCCGCCTCAACCCGGGCGAGAAGCAGTGCCGCTTCTGCAAGGCCAAGGCGACGTGCCCGGCGTTGAAGGCCGAGATCAGCGACGCCATCGGCGGCATCGCCACCCCGGCCGACTTCGCCGATCTGGCGGTGGCCGAGGAGGACGACGTCTCCCGCGCCATGGCGCGCGTCGAGCTCGTGGAGCAGTGGTGCAAGGCCATCCGCGCCGAGGTGGAGCGCCGCCTGTTCGCAGGCGAGCCCGTGGCAGGCTTCAAGCTGGTCGAGGGCAGGCGCGGCAACCGCGCATGGTCCGACGAGGCGGCAGTCGAGAAGTTGTTTAAGTCCTTCCGCCTCAAGCAGGAGGAGATGTATGATTTCAAGCTCATCTCGCCAACCAAGGCCGAGAAGATCCTGAAGGCAAAGAACCCCGGTCGCTGGGAGAAGGTGGACGCACTCACCTCTCGCGGCGACGGCAAACCATCCGTGGCACCCGCCACTGATAGGCGGCCAGCACTGGCCGTCTCAAGCTCTGACGAGGATGTCCTCGCCAGATTAACTGCAGACTAGAAGCTGCTAACTAAGGAACTACAAAATGCAAATCCGTATCAAGAATGTTCGTATCGCGTTCCCGGCTCTTGCTGAACCGGAAGCCTTCGGTGATGGCGAACCGGCGTATCAGGCCAAGTTCATCATCGTGCCGAAGTCCGAGCAGGCCAAGGCCATCAAGGAGGCCATCGCCGCCGCTGCCAAGGAGCAGTGGAAGGACAAGGCCGCCGATGTAATCAAGTCGCTTACAGAGGACAAGAAGATCGCCTTCGTCGAGGCGGCCTACCGCAACAAGAAGTCCGGCGAGACGTATGCCGGTTTTGAGGGCATGCACTACCTCTCGGCGCGTAACTCGAAGAGCAGGCCCACTATCTACAACAAGGCCAACGTCAAGCTGGAGAGCTCGCGCGACATCGAGAGCCTGATTTACTCAGGCGCCTTTGTGCATGCGCTGGTTGACCTGTGGGCGCAGGACAACAAGTGGGGTCGGCGTATCAACTGCACACTGCAGGGCGTGATGTTCGCCAACGACGGCGAGAACTTCGGCGGATCCTCCGTCGCGACCGACAACGCCTTCGCCGATCTGGCGCAGGCTGAGGAGGATCTGGTCTGATGGCTGAGGCAGGGCACAACAGCGTCGCCGCCGACCAGCTTCGCACCATCGTCGAGCGCGTTGAGCACCTCGAGGGTGAGAAGGCGACCATCAGCGAAGACATCAAGCAGGTCTACTCTGAGGCAAAGGGCAACGGCTTCGACGCCAAGGCGATCCGCAAGATCGTCGCCCTGCGCCGGATGGACGAAGACAAGCGCAAGGAGGCTCAGGCGATGCTTGACCTGTACGCGCATGCACTTGGTCTGGATCTAGTATAAACTTAGCCCCGGCGGCTTAACGGCTGCCGGGGTTCTCTTCTCAGGCGAGGCGCTTGCGGCCTTTCCGAAATGGTTGTCCCAACTCCCCCGATGGAGTGACCGTGGGCGCCTCACCTGAGCAGAGAATTGGGACAACCGATGACGACCCTGTATCTCGATCTCGAGACGTTCAGCCCCGTGCCGATCACGCACGGCACGCACGCCTACGCCGAGCAGGCGGAGGTGCTGCTGATCGCCGTGGCGATAGACGACGGAGACGTGGCAGTCCTCGGCCCGGAGCTGGACTACCTGCAGGAGATGATCGACGAGGCGTCGACGATCGTCATCCACAACAGCGCCTTCGACCGCACCATCCTGCGCCACCAGAACGTCAGCATGACCATGGGCAAAGTCCGCGACACGATGGTGCAGGCGCTGGCGCACGGTCTGCCGGGCTCTCTGGGCACGCTGTGCGGCATCCTCGGCGTGCCGCTGGACAAGGCCAAGGACACGCGCGGCAAGAAGCTGATCCAGCTCTTCACGAAGCCCCGGCCTAAGAACGTGAAGCTGCGCCGGGCAGACGCCCAGTCGCACCCCGAGGAGTGGGCCGAGTTTGTTGAGTACGCGCGCCTCGACGTCGAGGCCATGCGTGAGGTCTACAAGCGCCTGCCGGTCTGGAACACGACGGCCGCCGAGCGCGGCCTGTGGATCCTCGACCAGAAGATTAACGACCGCGGCGTCGCCGTGGATCTGGAGCTGGCGCGCGCCGCCCTGCGCGCCGCAGCCCGCGCCAGCGCAAATCTGGCCGACCGCGCCAAGGCCGCCACGGGCGGCGTCGTGGGCTCCCTGACGCAGCGCGACAAGCTGATGGCGTATCTGGCGAGCGAGTACGACTACATACCCGCCGACCTGACGAAGGGGACGGTGACGGCCGCCCTGAAGGGCGATCTGGATCCGGCCGTGCGCGAGCTGCTGCAGATCCGCCAGCAGGCCAGCGCCACGTCCCCCGCCAAGTACACCGTGCTGGTGAACGGCACGTCGGGCGACGGCCGCCTGCGCGGCACGCTGCAGTTCTGCGGCGCCGCCCGCACGGGCCGCTGGGGCGGCCGCCTGTTCCAGCCGCAGAACCTGCCGAGGCCCACGCTGAAGCAGCCGGTGATCGAGGCGGGCATCGCCGCCATGAAGGCCGACTGCGAGGATCTGGTCGTCGACAACGTCATGGAGCTGTGCGCCTCGGCCGTGCGCGGGTGCCTGATTGCGCCGGCTGGGCGCAAGCTGGTCGTGGCCGACCTGAGCAACATTGAGGGGCGCGTGCTGGCGTGGCTGGCGGGCGAGGACTGGAAGACGAAGGCCTTCACCGACTTCGACCGCGGCGTTGGGCATGACTTGTACGTGCTGGCCTACAGCCGCTCGTTCAGCGTCACGCCGGAGCAGGTGATCGAGAACAAGAAGAGCGGCGACGGCATGATGCGTCAGCTCGGGAAGATCATGGAGTTGGCGCTGGGATATCAGGGCAGCGTCGGCGCGTTCAGCAGCATGGCGCGCCTGTACGGCATCGAGAAGGGCGAGGAGGAGGTTACGTCGATCGTCAAGGCGTGGCGCAAGGCGCACAAGAACGTGGTGTCCTTCTGGTACGACGTAGAGTTCGCCGCGCGCCAAGTGCTGCGCGATCCCGAGACCCGGCGCGAAGTGCGCGACCTGACGCTCGACGTGGTGGACGGCTGGCTGCGCATCCGCCTGCCGTCCGGGCGCTACCTCTGCTACCCCGACGCGCGCGAGAACGAGCAGGACAAGATCGCCTACTCCGGCGTCAACCAGTACACGCGCAAGTGGGAGACGCTCGAGACCTACGGCGGGAAGCTGGTGGAGAACATCGTGCAGGCCACGGCGCGCGACGTGCTGGCGCACGGCATGGCGCTGGCCGAGAAGGCTGGCTACGAGATTTGTCTGCACGTCCACGACGAGCTGATCACTGAGACACCCGACGACCCTGCATACTCCGCAGAGGGCCTGTCGGCATTGATGGCCACGGAGCCCGGCTGGTCGCTGCGTCTTCCCTTGGCCGCTGCGGGGTTTGAGTGCAACCGATACAGGAAGGACTGACACATGAGTAACGAAATGCTTGAAAGAATAGCCGACGCCCTCGAGCAGTTGACGGGTGCCGGAGACGATTGCAGCATATCCGTAAGTCTTAGCGCGCTTTCGGACATCGCGTCGGAACTTGCTGCGCTTGGGAGCATCGCAGAGGAGCTTCATGAGATCAGAGGCGAACTGTGGGAGTTGCGCAAAGAGATAAACGAACGCGGGCATGATATTCTCAAGGTTGTAGAGAAGATGAACTTTGACACCTGAAGGCAAGATCGAGGCCTACCTGCGCAGGCGCGTGCTTGAGACAGGCGGCCGCATACGCAAGCTCTCGTGGATCGGCAGGCGCGGCGCCCCAGATCGGTTGATCTGGTGGCCCGGCCCGCTGATGGCCTTCGTCGAGCTGAAGGCGCCCGGCAAGCAGGCCACGCCTCAGCAGGCGCGTGAGCACGATCGCCTGCGCTCCGACGGCTTCACCGTGCTGGTCGTGGACACCCCGGAGGGGGCTGAGGCGGCTGTTGCGGCGGTCAGGGGCTTGCACTCATGACCCGCGCCTTCGTACCCCACCCCTACCAGAACGAGGCCATCCAGCACCTCTACAGCACGCCCCGGGCGGCGCTGTGGATGCCCATGGGCGGAGGCAAGACCGTCGCCACGCTGACGGCGCTCAACAACCTGAGCCTCGTGGAGGACATCTTCCCGGTGCTGGTGCTGGCGCCCCTGCGCGTGGCGCGCACGACGTGGCCGGAGGAGGTCACGAAGTGGGAGCACCTCGCGCACTTGCGCGTCAGCGTCGTCACCGGGAGCGCCAAGGAGAGGCTGTCTGCTATTCGTTCCCCAGCCGATATTTACGCCTGCAACTACGACAATCTGGTCTGGCTGGTGGAGACGCTGGGCGCCGACTGGCCCTTCAAGACCGTCATCGCCGATGAGTTCACCCGCCTG